CTGTAGAATTTTTTTCATTACCATTACTGTCTATTATTTTTAAACTGTCACCTATTCTGAAAATATGATTTAATTTTATATCAATTCTATAAGTTTTATCAGTATCATCAAGCAAAGAAATTGATTGAACATTATAAGAGGTTGGAATATTAAAAAACCAATTATTTGAAACTACATCTTCCGAGTTAACTCCTAGAGTTTTAATTTGACAAGTATTACCTTTTTTAAGATAGTATGAATCACTGATTAAATCAAAATCTTTTATAACTGAAGTAATTCTTACTTTAACAATTTCATCAGAACCCTCAAAAGGTAATTTACGTGCATAGGTGCTAATACCAATATATGCAGAATCCTCAATGATTCCTGTAATATTTGAACAATTAAAAAATTGATTTACACTTTTTGATTCATATCCTATAGTACCCTGTGTTTGATCGTTATATGTGACATACAGGTTTCCACTATTTGGAAATCCTACAGTTGAATCAACATCTAGAGTTGTAAGTCCACCAGTATAATCGGTAGTTATATTAATATTTGCTCCCATTCCATTATGAAGTGAGCAATTGTATTTTATTGTTTCATCTGGAGCATTTATATTAATAATTAAATCAACAAAAGATCCTGCTTCGCCAGCAACCCCATTGCCAGATACAATATAATATAGTGAAGAAAGAGAACCTCCAGAAGTTGTTTGAAATATAAGAATATGTCCACTATTGGAAGAATCTGATGTATCAAATCTATATGTATTTCCTTTTACTAAAGTCAACTGTTGTTGAGTTATTCTATTAATTGCCCAAACTTTATTGGGTGGTGGTGTTCCTGGATTTACTACACTAGTTACTATAAAAGATCTTACACCATATCGACCAATTACTTTAGTCTGTGGGTGAACTTTAAATTCTCCATGTAACGCACCATCGAATAGTATATCTTTATTATATCCAGAATCTATACTAAGTTTATAGTATTCTTTTCCATCTCTAGAAACTATTTTTTCTACCTTTGCAATTGATGCATATGCTTTTGTAAAATCTGAATATTCATCTTGAATTAAGGTACAGTTTAATAAATTTTCTGGATTTCCTTCAATACTTTCTACAACCAAATCTTTTGTTATCTCATAATGTGCATCGGAAGGTCTAAAAAGATATTCTTTTGGTTTTATAATACTTACGTCTTTTCCATAAAGAGATCTGAATAAAATTTCAAAGGATTCATCCGTACCTTTACTTCTGTAAAAATCTTTTGATTGTTTAATGAATATTGAATCATTTAAATTTTCATATAACTTCCTATTTTCAAATCCTGGAGTCAACTGATATTTGATTTTAGATAAAAATTCTTTTAAAAATAAAGAACTTAAATTAATAATAGTATCTCCTACAGAATGATTTGTCGATTCTGATTCAGTAAATACTAATTTATCAGAATTATTTTGAGTTTTAAGAGAATCAATACCACTAAACCCTCTTATACATCCAGTAAAAGAATTAAAGGTTTTTCCAGTATAAGTAATTATTTCATTATTAATTTTTAATAAACCATATTTCTCAGGAAATCCATCAGTTCCAGTAAGAGAACTCGATATTTCTACAGGTATTACATCGTCAAAACTTGTAATATTATTACCTAATATTACAGAATCAATTTGATGAGTTACTTCATCAAGTTTAACATACTTATCAATATTTTGAATTAGATCAATAGGTGCGCCTTGAAACTCTTGAGCACGATAATATTGAGAAAGAAACTCCGAAACTAATGGAAACTCCTCCCTAACATATGCAGGGAGTTGATTAAAAATTATATTACTAAACTGAATTCTCTTTTCTGTCATTTTTTTGATTTATTTTTTTATTAATATCCTGAAGAATATGATGGTCCAGAAGGTGCTGATGGTGCTGAAGATGTTGTAGATGAAGATGTTGTAGATGAAGATGTTGCAGATGAAGATGTTGTAAATGAAGATGAGGTTGAAAATGGTGTAGCAACTACCGCACCTGCAGCAACTCCCCCAATTTCATTTGTTGGACGAACTAAAAGACCATTTACATAACTTGAAGATTGAATATAACTGGATGCAGATGGATCAAGTCCTGAAGAAATACTATCAACAACCATTTCAAAAGTACTACTTCCAATATCTAATTGCAAATATAAATCTTGTAATCCAATCACATCATTTGAATGAGGAGTTGTAGAAATTTCAAGAATTGTTTGTCCATCTTTTATTTTTCCTGCTTGAATATTTATTGGGTTTAAAGTTATTATACCTTTCTTATAATTTACATTACCTATATTTCTTCTTACTATTGTTGGAGTTGTTGAATTTATTGAGGGTATTGTAAATAAAAATAAAGATCCAACTTCTCTGTTTGTATTTGGAATATCTGAGATATAAACAATTTGTGAGGTAGATGATTCTCGAAACGCAGAAGATTTAATGTTATAACCATTCATGCTATTAATATGAAACTCATTTCCAAAACCAATTTGATATTCAGTAAATGTGTTTAGTACAACTCTTAAATCTCTCCTCATCTGTATTGTTGTAATATTTGAAGTTACTGCATCACTACTTTCATCAATAATTTTTAAGAATTTACTATATTTAAATCTTGCTCCGTACTTATTCAACTCAGTTGACTCTGCATATTTTTTAGTGTTATTTTGAATGATACTTGATACATATTCAGCACTTGGTGCAAAATTAGTATTGTAATAAACTTTGGAATTTATTTCAAGATAAATATATTTTAAATCTAAAATCTCAGGAACAATCCCTGCAACCGCATATTTTTTAAGATCACGTTTGATATTTTCTTTAACTAAATTTGGTAAAAAATCACCTGATCTTGGTTTAATACTTATAAAGACTTTACCATATTGTGGTGGAATTAAATCTTCTCCACCAAATACCGAAATAGATTCAGTTTCTTCATAAATTTTTGCAGGAATTAATGTTTCATAATCGTTTGCCGTAAGTGCTCTATTTTGAGATGCATATATTCTTGGAGCATATCTTTTAATGGATTCTATTGGCTCAATATTTTCTCCACCTGATGCAATTAATCCAGTGGTTAACAATGAAATTCCTGAAGTAACTGTGTATTCTATAGAGTTTCGATTGTATGTAATTCTTCCTGCAAATGTAAATTGACTTATGCCATTTGCACTATCACCATTTGAAGTGATGTATCCAACTTCAATAAAGTTTCCCTCTTCAAGTTTCTTGCCAAAAATTCCATCACCAAAAATAAGTTCATATCTTTCATCTTCAATTTCTTGTAGAAAGAAAACTTTAGAGTCTTGATTGATTTGAAAAAGACTATCTTGACGATTATATTTTGTTGAACTTGTACTCTGTTCATTAGTTTTTATTAATACAGAAATCAAATCAGTATCAATACCACTATTTGGTAAAATAAATCTTTGATTTAGATTTCTAGAACTATAAGTAAAATTATTTACTAAACGATTTCCTTGATAAACCTTAAGATTATTAAAAGTTGCTATATTATTAAAGACCGGAACCGTTATATCTTCTAAAATACAGAACACATAGGACTGATTACCAAAGTCACCCGCAGTGCTTGCTACAGTCCCTTTATGGAGGGTTAGAGAGGATGGTACGGGTGTTATGCTAGATGTATCGACAAAGAAGCTTACTGTTGCTTGTGCTGCTTTTCTTGAACGTGGGATATATCCAATATTTCTTGCAAGTGCTACGACATTTTCTCTAAGAGTAGCNCTATCAATAAAAACTTCATTTGCCACCATATTTGCATTATATGATGTGATGTAGGTGTTATATGCCAACACATCAAGAATAGACGATAGATTAGATCCTTCAAAATCATAATCCGTGAAATTAGAATTAGATTTTAAATAATCTCTAAGACTGGTTTTTATCTGATCGAAATCTAGATTTGAAAAATTTGCTAATGGCATTTATCTTGTTGGTTGCAAAACGAACTCTAATTGTTGTGCTGGAATATCGGCACCAACGACATTATAAACAATAACTACATTAAAACCATTATTATCATAATCAGGAATAGTTTTAACATCAATTAATATTACTCTTGTTTCAAAGTTATTAATTGAATTTTTAATTTCGTCTCTAATAATTGATGCAGAAATTTGATCAACATTTTCAAATAATGATCTGGATATTTTAGAACCAAAATTTTCATTAAAGAATTTTTCACCGGGAAGGGTAAATACAATATTTCGTATTGAACGAGCAATTGCAGATTCATTTTTAAGGGCAATCAGATCACTATTTAGAGGGTTACTCTGAAATGTCATACTGATGTCTTTAAAACCTTGACTTACCCTTTCTAAAGGCATTGATTATTACAATTCTATCTTATTTATCAAGGATTTTTGACTCATAAAGTGGTTCAGTTCCATATTCCCAATCATCNTAATCATTATCATTGCGAATTCTTTCNTGAATTTCGTTTTGTGTAGCAAAATCGTGTTTTTTGGGGGTTAAAACATCATCTGCAATCTCACGAAGCATTTTTGGTGGTTTTACCGTGTAATCCGTGATTAATTTTGTAGTTCCCCACACTTCTTTCATGTAATCCTTGTCTCTATCCGATGGTTGTCCCATGTTTTTGCTCCTGATTGGTTAAATCAGAACTTTTTTCGGGGTTGCTATCCCGTTCTTGTGCAGTTTTCCAAAAATATTCGTCTTCATTACCCATTGCAAGACGTTCATAACTATTTTCAACTTGATAGTACCTTGTAGATACCTTAAAATCGGGTGTTTTGGGGTTTTTTGGTGTTAAACTGTTATCATATATACGAATTCTGTTGTTTGGGTAGAGTGCATACTGTCCATTATATAGTTCAATAAGATTAAATGACTTATGTTCTGCAGGATTCTCCGAAGTTGTATAGTCAATTACATTTGAGTCTTGATGATAGTTGTCTAAAGTGCAAATGTAAGTACCTTTCTGAGGTCCATGATCTCTTGTGTAGCATTCATAGTCCATAGAAGCAATAAAGTGCTTACGAATGGATACTACACCATAATCCATGCAGTTCCAGAATTGTAAGTTAGGTAAATCCATATCAGGACTCGGAGTTTCTGGACGAGATACGAACGCGCTGATGGGTAGTTTGTCATACATTGCTGCATACTCTGGTAAGTATGTCTCAAAATAAAAAGTGCGCCCAGGTATCGATTTTGCCGATACCCAAACGCCTTTTACAAACTCTTCAAACCCACTCTGATGATCAGTTAAGTATTCTTTACGAACCCAAATTTCTTTAGATGGTAAATTAACAATTAAACATGACATACTATTAAGTTATGCATCTTTAATTCTATTTAACCTTTCCCTTGTTCTCGATATTTTTTTGTTTTTCATTACGAGACGTTGCCGAAACGAGATTTTTTTGATAATCCCGAAGACATTATTTCTCTAAGTTTAAATAATACGAGTTTTTTCATGTCCGACACGAATCCGCGGATCGCACCAGATATCATATCCTTTCTCAATGGCATCAAGACAGAATGAAACATCTTCTCCACACATATCCTGAACTGCACCAGATTCAAAGACTTGCATCTTAGGAGCAAACCAAGGATACTCAAGATTTTCAAAAACACCCTTCTTAATGAGAACCCAACCAAATCCAGTGTAATCAACTGTGAAAGGCTTCTTACGCTTACTAATTGATTCAATGGTTTCGTGATTCATAACTCCACCATTTTTGCGGAAGTCATCTTCCTCTAACCAGTGTGCGACAGAGGTTGTGTGACCATCTTCTGTGGCATACCATCCACCAACGATCTCTTTGTCCNCTCCTTCNTTATTCAGTGCTAAATCACAAAGTTGCCAGAACTTGTTAGAATCAAAGACAATATCCGAGTCAATCCATAGTTGATAATCATATTGTAATTTACCATCCCAAGGAAGTTGCTTAGGACCTCGTAATACATTTGCACCTAAACACTTACAACGTGCAAAGTTTACCATTGATGAGTAATCTTGTGAGATTTGAATNCTCATTCCATTTTGTACAATATCAAAACAAAGTTGTACAAATGCTTTTAAAAAGATATAAGAACATCCTCTGCCAGGTAAACAGAAAACAATAGACTTTCCTTTCATTCTTTCTTTAATTGCACCATAGTCCCAATCTTCTGTTGGTGCTGATGCTCGTGGTGCTGCTGCCTTTACAGTGAATCCTTTTGCCATAAGTTTTTACGAATCTTTAGGTTAATTTTATCAGTTATATAGAATTTTGTCAATGCGAAGAATTTAAGATTGCCTCTTTGTTTATGATTAATTCTTCGTATGAAAGATCCTTTGCAGTATAATCAGTTTTCATCAAACCAATCATATTGTTTAATGTATTCCAGGTAATTTTAAATTCTTCTTCTTTAATAGAATGAAACAAACATTTGTTTTTTGCGTATATGTGATATATTTTTTCCATATTTTGTGAAAATTTTTTACCGGAAATTTTTTTAATAGTAATTTATCTCACTATCGCATTATATATCAGTGTTACTAAGAACACAATATGAACTCACATAATCTTATAATACATTATCGTCCATCCTATAAGTACAACTCTTCAGAAGTTACAGTAGGGGGGACCTTCTTGTTCTGAGAGGGGTTTTGTGAGTTTTCATACCTGGGGGAAATATTTTTTGATCTTTATATTTACAGGTCGATTTGTCACCTCTGTAGGTTAGGGTAGTGGTTCGTTTTTAATAACGCCCCCCGGACCGCAACGCCCCCTAGGGCAAAACACTGCTCCTAGGGTATACTGCCAATTCTAACATAGGTGCTCCCCAGTGTCAACCAGGGAGCATACAGTAAGTATCAATATTGAGTGTTATATACCTCAGCACAATTATCAATATTCTCCTCAACAATGCTCTCTACAAGCATATCAAGAATCGTCAAGATTTCGGTAGCAGTGTTACCTTG